CTGAAGTTCTGTACTTCTACTTCCTGTGATACACTACGCTCTACATCAGCTAATGCTTTCTCTAAGTCTGTGCGTAACTGCTCACCACCCTCTGGTCCTAACTCCTGCTTTGCTTTGTCCAGTTCGTATCTATCTATAACAAGACGAAAGAATGGAGCGTTAGGTGGTAACAGTGCTAACAATAACTTACTGCTAAGATTCAGTACACCTCTAGCTCCTATACCTTGGTACGGTGTGTAGTACTTAGTAGCGTAGTTGTGTCCGTCAGGAGGTAAGACATAAGGAAGCGTAAGCTCGGAAGATGTACGACCTCTGTCTAAGAATGACCACCGCTGGTTCTCCAACGAGTGATATAGCCCTTGGGCTGTTTCGTGCATATTAAATATCTAAGTCAGGACTTGTCCACTCAGGACCACTCAATACTTCTAGTATCTCAGCGTGATCGTACTGTGGTTCACCGATTAAAAAGCTGGGAGTGTCTCCCTCAAATCGTGCTAGTATCTTACTACCGTCCAAGCTCTTCCTGCTGTAAGACTCATCGATGTCTACTAATTGACTGAAGTCAAAGCTACTAGCTTCTGCGGAATCAACGATTACATATGTTCTCATAATTAGTAGGGTTTCTCGGAGGTAACAAAAGTTGCTCCAGTGTTAGTACCGTTATTGGTTCCTGTTTCATCGTTTGCATTATTTTCCAAGCGATACAACGAAGTTACTTGTGGGAAGGTCTTGCTGGTTCCTCTGATGTTGTCTATCTCTGAGCTAGTTAACTCACGGTTAAAAAGGCCTACTTCATCCATATGACCAAAAAACCCATTAGTGTTACTACCGCTAATAAAAGCACTACCTAATTTCATAGTGTACAAAGCACTTGTAGCGGTTGTGCTTGGTGCTGATGTGCTTCCTATAACCGTACCGTCTTTATAAAGCTTTAATGTTCCACCAGCGGCACAAGTAACAGCCAAGTGATGCCAGTTGTTATCTGTAATGCCGTCATCTACATTTATTGAGGCAGTCGCACCAGCAGATAATAGAACTTTTAAAACATTATTATTACCTGTCCGATTGTCGTAGAATAAGTAAAGACCTTTGTAAGTAGAAGTATAAGTTGTACCTAAGATTGATTGAATAGCAGTTGTGCTAGTATGATCTGTAAATTTAACCCAAGCTACTACACTAAAATTACAAGTGCTTTGTATGAAATCAAATTTATCCCCTGTATCTATAGTGTCGTTGGTAGCATCAAATTCAGCACTGTAGCTGTTACTTAGGTAGCTACTAAAAATACCATCGTTATTATATGTCAAATAATCTGTGCCGTCCGACACTTCGATAGCTTTAGTATCTGATCTAAATATACACAGACCTGTGTTGCTTGCTGCTGGTGCTGCTGAATCTCTAGCTGATTGTGATCCGTAACTTGTTAATGTACTCATGTTAAATCTTAATCGTTGTTATATAAATACCAAGCATTACCATCCCACACATACAGTTTATCGGTGTCTTTAGCGTAGGTTATGGTGTAGTTTGGTGCGTCTGTGTAGGATATGAAGTCTGCTTCGTTATCAAATACTTGGATGGTTGGGAATGTTAACGAGGAGTCAAATACAGATAGAGGAGTTGCTCCTACTACCCCAAGACTGAATGTCGGAAGAACGAACATTATGCAGCAGTATCTCCAGCAAGAACAAAGGTGTCAGCTGCGTAAGCTACGATACTTGCCACTCCGTACTGACCATTGATCTTGGTGTGTGATTGTCTGTTGTTAATGGTAGTACTGGAAGCAGTGAAGCTTACTTGACCCGCTCCCTTTTGTATAAAGCTACAATTAAATCCAGCTCCTAAACCACTTGGTACTGTGACAGTTACAGCAGAAGCATTGTCTAACACTACTACTTTACCGTTGTCTCCAGCTACTAATGTATAGGTGGTTCCTGTTTGATCGTTGATAGAAGCGTCGAAGTTGCTGATCGCATTACCGTTAAAGTCGTAGCTTGCTAAGTTAGAGGCAGATGCTTGCCCCATTAGATTGGTAACGGTTACTTTCTTAGTGGTGGGTGTACCTGATACATCGTCAACGATTGCCACAATGTCAGCACCTGCTGGTGTCGTCAGCTCGGTAAGTTCTGAAATCTTTTTGTTAGCCATAATTAAGGTGTGTAATCGTTATCGTTAATGTACTAATACTAATTATGGATTGTTCTTAAATAATACCCAAGCACTGCCGTCCCAAACATATAGCATGTCGGTGTCTTTAGCGTGGACGATGGTATGTAAATCTGCGTAATTAGTGTTTATAAATGTGGATTCGTTATCAAATACTTGAATAGTACTGAAAGTTAATGAATTGTCAAATATAACAGCTAGTACAGTACCGCTTACATTTGCTTGGTTGTGACCAGTACCTGTCAGTGTAGCTGTTACACCGCTTATAAAAGAAGCAGAGTTCTGTAATTCAAATGTAATAACAGTATCGGAACCTGCTAGTAATGTTTGACCACTGTCTACTGTAAGTATAAGCGTACCTGTGGACTGCGTCCAACTACCTGATGATCCAAATATAGAAGCTCCCGCTCCACTCAATGTTAAAGAAGTATCTGCCGTTTGACTAGTATTTAAACCAGTTAATGTAAGTGTTGATCCAGAACTTAGAGGACCTTCTGGTTGTACTGTAAATGTTATAGTATTCGTAACATTTGGATTACCCGTACTATCACTCAATGTAGCCGTTACAAAATCCCCTGGGATCAGAATAGTAGCTGAGTCGGAAGTTGCAAAATCTACTCCATCTGTGGCTGTTATCCTGTAGTAATATGTAACAGACCCAATCAAAGGACCTGTATCATTAACTGTTAAATCTAAAGTACCACTAGATATAGTAGTAGGACTTGGAAACGAAGCACTAGTATCTCGTTCGTATGTATAACTAGTAGCTCCTGTCACTCCTGTTGTACTTATAGTAGCACCGTCATCTCCGAATTGAACAACTGTTATATCAGGCTTTGCAAGCCCAGCTACTACAGCGTCAAACCCATACAGTACCTCAAAGCTGGGTCGAATGAAGTTACCAGGCAGCGGGATGATGTTGCTTGGTTTTTCAATCGACGGTGTGAGTAGTAATGACATTATAGTGAGTCAACAGTTCCGGTAGCGTAGACGCTGTGGGTTCCTGCTGTGTATGCACTTACATTAGCTCTTAGCTTTTCGTAGTGTCCGTGGTCATCTCGTACCATAACTGATCCCAGTGCTGATACTGATTGACTGTGTACTACACGCCAAGCTCCTCCAATGTAAGCTTCTATATCTACGGTTGCAGCTCCAGCGGACTCAGTGGCTATGACAAATGTCCAACCCTTAGAACGCTCAACTGAGAATGCACTACCCGCTCCTGATGAAGTTGCAGATGAGAGTAGCGTCTTTTTATCAAGTGTGCGAAGGCTCATATATATTTATATTATTAGTTGTTGTTACGATGAAAGCTGTACTCCGGTTCCTCCGTTACCTCCACCCATGCTTAGAGTAGGACGACGAGTGGCAGTTAGTTGCTGTGTGCCACGCCTCTGTTTCTTAGGTTGCGTCTGCCTTACAGTCTTAGCTTCTGTAGCCGGTTTAAAAGCAGGTTCTGGTGGTGGAGCAGGTGGTGGTACTGGCTCAGGCATCTTAGGTTGTGAAAAACACATAGCTATTCTAAGTCTTTGGTTATGATGTTGTCTTGCAATTGTTCGTCGTAAGTCTGTTGTAAATAATTAATTACACTTCGTTGTCCTACCTTAAACCATACATCTCTATCAGAGTCTGTCAAGAGGGGACATTTATCCGGGAACAGTTTGTCAAGCTTTTCTATCAAAGACTTACTCAACGCTGGTAATACTATTTCTTCATTCATGTTCGTCGTTCCTCCTCACATCGTGTTTTCTCACAAGTTCGCAAAACACTCTTGTTCATCTTAGTTGTTGTATTAATGTATTGAATGCTAGCTCACAGGTATCTGGTACTACTCCGTTGCCCAAGAGCCTAAGTCTGTCCACCCTGTAGGAAGTCCCATTAGCTGTTCCACCCAATTCACATTGAGTTTTGCCTTCGCTTCTTTTGCATTCGGGTACTCCTTCAGATGAGCTTGTGTTGGAAGACCTACTGAAAACTTCTGCCCCGTCTTCCTGATGTTCTCTCCGTTCCTCAGTATATGATTCTCTACATCTCTGTAGTCTCGGCTTTTTGGAGTCAACCACTGTTCTTGGTTCTTCCCACTCATGCTGCTCTTCCCCTGGTCTTGCTGGATATTTAGTTTTGTATAAACCTCGCACGATTTCTCGTCTACTTGTTCCCGAAGATTCGCTGGTGTTGTTCTTCCTTTCCTCGCTCCTGTAGCTTGTTTGATTAACCCCTCTTCTGTTCGTGGTGGTAGATGATCCATCGTGTTTGGTGTAGCCCAATTCTGTTTCGCTAACTTCTCCACTACTCCTGGTAGGCTCGCAAACTTTATATTGTTCTCCTCTCCCCTCTCGTCCTTGTATTCGTTCGCTTGCTTCCCCTTCCAATCTCTCGATGTTGGTGTTGGATAACTCTGCAAGGATGAACACTCGTTTTCTTTGGTGCGGTGCACCGACTTCAGACGCTGAGAATACTCCCCACGTACAGCGGTAACCTCTTTCTTCCAAGTCTCCGAGGACATATTTAAGTACCGATTCTCCGTCCCCTGTTTTAGCTGAGATGATTCCTTCAACATTTTCGAGGAAGACATATCGTGGTCGCATAGCTGTAACTCCATCTGCGATCCACGGGTACAAGTGTCGTGGGTCTTCTGTTGCTTGTCGTTTCCCTGCACTGCTAAATGGTTGACAAGGGAATCCTGCACTGAGCACGGTAACCCGACCACTAAGTTCTCGATACGGAAATGTCTTGAGGTCCGTGAAAACAGGAGCTTCATCCATTTGTCCCGCTTCCATTTTCGCAATAAGGTTGGCAACTGCATAAGCTTCGATCTCACAGTGAGCGATAGTTCGCAAGTTTGGAATAGCTCTTTTAAGTCCGCTTCCGATTCCGTCGTATCCGCTGCACAAAGAGATGTAGGTAGGAACACTAATTGTTTCATTGTTATTCACTTCTATAACTTATATCTGATAGTTCTTGTGGCAGCTTTCCTTCTTTGATCTTTTGCTCCGTCCATATCCAAGCTGACGCATTCCACAGTATAGCACCCGCATGGTCTTCAGAGTTGTCCCCCTCAGCCAGCCCCAACAAATGTCTAAACATCGAGTCATA